CCTTCTGCAGCACGTTTAAATCCCTGCCCACTGCCGCTGGGTCCTGCGGGCTCCATCGCAAACGCATGAGGCGCGAATTGGCAAGCGTGAATGATCATGACTGCAGACAGTGTAGTTAAAAACTTCAAAGCAATACTCCTACATCAATGGTTAATATTGACTTAGCCTAGATGGACATGTGTGATGACTTTAGGAGGTCATATTTCTATATGATGACTAGGAAAGTCAAGCGGGAAATGTGCCTGATTCGCCTGCTTCTTGGTGGTGGACGCAGCTTACAATGAAACACCTACTTTACTATGGACCGTGCACTCTCATGCTTTTTTCTATCCAAAAAAACCTCCTGCTCTACCTCCCTCCTCCGCACCAACCCCTGGATCACCACCCCATTGACATACCTCCACCGCAGAAACTCTTCCCCTGCTCCTGCTAAATTGCCGCTATTCAACTTCTTTATCAGCGTTGACGCCCGCACCCTTGTGACCCCGATGTTATGCGTGAAACTGATCAAGGCAGCCCACTGGTTGTCGGATAGCGACACCTTCACACACGACTGCAGACTACGCCAAACCTCTTCTACTTCATCCGCTAGCAATTGCTCCGCCTCTTCTTCAGTAATCGTCATGCCGGCTGTCACTTGGTGGGTTGAGCCATAGCCGATCGTGAGCCTTCCAGCTGGGCACAAGTAGGTCTGGAGCCTGAGCCCCTCGAACTGTCTGATGAGCTTGATTGCAAGTTTTAAGATATTTCCCACAGACTTAGTCATTGCCATCTTCTCAGTCTTCATCCATGGCGTCTTGGAGTTCTTGCATCTTCCTACGCTGGCTGCGACTCATGTCCAGTCCGTCGGTTAGCATTTGGGTGGCTGCCTGATCTAAGCTCTCCTGAGCTTTCATCGCAGCCTCCAGCCTTTCTTGATCCGCCATACGCGTGTGGATCAAGTGGCGGACAATGAGCACAAGAAGCGCAAACACTGCGGTGAGGAGTTCTTTCACTGGGGCGCTCCCACAAACGTGCGCATGCCGCTTGTAGCTTTGACGCGCCTGTTCTTTTCATCCCAGCTCCAGATGAAATGCGGGTCACTGTCCACTGCGTGGAGTGGGAAGTAGCCTTTTTTCATGACTCGAAGATAGATTTCACCTTGGGAGTAGGTCGTGCGCTCGATGCCGTCATCAAGCAGGTAGCGCACAGTATAGGAAATCCCCCAAATGCCACGATCGGAGAGTTCAAACGTGTTGCGCTTTAGAATGGTTTGCCAAGGCACTTCGCGTCTTGTGGTGCCCTTGGCAATACTTCCCCCATAGGCAGGGGTGCCGTCTAAAAAGAACACTTTAAACGTCACACAAGGATCGTCGCCCTTACACTGGACGGGTGGAGCTACAAACACCAGTGAGTCTGATGCAATTTCACCTTGGGTTTTTCTACACACAATGAAACCCGTGGTCAGAGGAAGCCCACAGCCTTCAATGAGCGCAGTGACGTCGTGATGAGGCACCGCAGGCATGGGGTCTAATTCCCGTGAGATTGCATTCTTATGCTGGGTCATTGCGCAAGCAATCTCCTGAAGAAGCAGGCAAATGAGCAGTATGCGGATTAGCTTCACTTACGTGCCATCTCTTTCAGAAGCTGGGATGCGTGCTTCTGGTGTGTCATGCTGCACTTTTGGAAGCTTGTCTTTTTCCTTTTTGATCCATCCAAAAATGAGCTGAAATAAGCTATTGGCTCTGATCTTGGTGGTGTGGGCCAAGACCTCACAAATAAAAAAGGCTAGTAGCAAGATCAGTGTGGTCGCGTTTTCGTTCAACAAGTGGGTCATCCTATTTCTCCTGTCTTAGGTTTACTCCCGGTAGGGCGGGATGGTTTTAAAATCGACAATGTCAATCTTGCCGATGTAGCTTGCATCGTGGGATTCAATGTGGTGACCGATGAGGTACAATTGCCCGGTGCGGGCGATTATGATGCTGATTGGTCTTGATTGTGATCCGTTTTTGTACCGGGAGTTCATCACCAGTGTTGGATGCACGGTTAAGTCCGTGCTGCACGCGTTCAAGTCAGTCAAATAAGAATAACCATAAAAGCCGGTATCTTGTATCAGGTGCCAACAAGGGGTGTGACTCAAGTTCTTATTTAGATTTCTGTGAAGGTGCCCCGGTATGTGAGATGGCATGGGGTGACTCAGTTGAGATGGGTCATCACCTGGATCAAAAAAGGGCCGTGATGGACCTCGAGTGAACTGCGCAAAATAGGGTAAGAAGTCCCGGTAGAGTTCGCCATCCTGAGCATGGTAAGTGATCCGGACAAAGAAATGGGCTCCAATTTCACGCTCCGAAGAAAGGCTAAAGCCTTCTAACTTTCGCGTATGAAACTCCGTTTGTCCTGATGCAAGAATATCAGTGAGAGTCTTAAACCCATTCGTGTGGTAATTTGCACTCAAGTCCATTGCGTTAAGACCCATGCGCTTGATCACACAATCATGGATTTGAAATGAGTGACTGATGCGTGAGAACTTCCGTCCAATCGCCTGACTGAGTTGGTGGGTGTTTTCTTGATTAAGCTCCATTCCTTCTGATTCAATGACATGACAGATTTCTTCTTGTACTGAGTTGAGCCAGCTTGGTGTCATGGGTGTTTTAGTCTGATTTAAGAGCGCATCTACAAACCTGGAATCGCGAGCAAAAGGCCCTTCAATGCGTTTCATGGCTGCCTCATCTTGTGATTGATTTGAATGAATCGTAACTTTGCCCGACGACCGAACTCAAAGTATTGGTTGTGACATTTCGGGCAAAGACAGGTGCGACGACTCAAGCTTTCAGGGTAAAGAGTCAAACGTCCTTCGCCGGAAAGACTGGTGATGGGGAAAGGGCAATCAAATGAGGTTCGACCAAAGGATGATGTATTGAGAAATGAGCCAGCGACTTTGACAAACTCCTGCTTTACTGAAAGGTAATCGAACGCTTCTTGAGAGTTGAGGGTAAAAACAAGTGTGAGGAAAAATTCCACGTAAGTCATGCCATCAAGATCCAGTGGAGTCACTCCCGGAATATTCACTTCAATCCCGTCATGGCGGTTCCTCCTGGTTTCTAAAATGCTACCTACCCTATGAGTCGGGCTGGTAGATTTGAGGGACTGCATCGCTTGGTTGAGTTGCGTGGACTCTTCTGAGAGCGTGTGCCCTGTTGCTTCAATGACCTGACAAATCTCTTCTTGCACCGAGTTACACCAGTTCGCCGGGGTCTCCAGAGTGGTTCGAAAGTTGGCTGGGAATGTTAGACCAGGCGTCTCTACTCCAAGATCGACTCTATGCATGAGGGACCTCAAAGCTGTTTGCGATTTGAATGATTTGAGTGGGGGCGTAGGTGACCCCGTGCTGATTGAGACAGGCAAGCAGTGACGCATCATCATGTTCTTGGTTACAGCGAAAGCAAAATTCCCCAGTCAATGGCGTAGGGTTCTGCTCGAGTTGTAAATGCTGCAAAGTCCTCTTTGTGAGCCATTTCTCACTGGAACCTGGTCTAGTCCTAACCAGGATCACTTGCACATACATCAGGGCACGCGCTTCAATTAAATCTTCAAGTCCTTGGATTAGGTCTTGTGGGCGTGGGATCTGATTTAAATCTAAAACAGAGACCTTGGGTTGAAATGGTAAGGCTTTTCTACGGAGAGTTTCTAATAATTGTGCATGATTGACTTTGTTCTCTTGATCTAGAGCAATTCCAGCGTCTTCAATGGCGTGCGCCAGTTCTTCTTGCACTGAATTTAACCACTCAGGCGATAGAACTGTAGGGGGCCATTCTTGAAAGCGATTGTCGCGAGTTGCGTTTCTCGTATTGATTCTATACATTAGATGAGCTCCCATTCAGTTTTGATGTGTGCAGGCAGCAACCGCTCGATATGACCTTGCATGGTTCCGATTGTTGCTTCTCTCCGGGAGGCCTCGTTAGGCCACATTGCTCGATTGCGATCGTGGTCCCAGCGAGCAAATGGGGTTTTTACATGGATTGTAAAACTTGCTCTGTCACTGGTCATGGCGTTTGGATCTTGCTCTTCAAGTTCAAGCACTGCGTTCATTCTTTCGGCCATATATTGAATGATCGACGCTTTGCTGGATGAGTACTCATCTTGCAAAAACGTTTCAATCCGCCGTCTTCTGGTGCTATTTCCACCTGCACGGATGATTTCAAACACGCGTTCCCAATCAGATAAGCATTCATCTGAATGATTGGGGAATACTTCATTGTAAAGTTGTGTAGCGCGCTCGTCTAGGCGCTCAAACTCTTGCGCACAAGCTGAAAGCAAGTTTTCATCCAGCTCGCCTTTGCCGATCTCCCAAAGGGGGCCCGTGGGAAGAAGCTTCTTAAGCACGGATAAATACTTCATGACTTCATACCCAACTGACCCCGCCGTAAGTGCAAAGACTTCGATCGTAAGCCTGAACGTCTGCACTCGGTGCAAGCAGTGTGAAATCTTCGCCTCGAAGATGTCTAGTGATAGAACCTAGGATATGCGCATGTAAAATCCTGCCGTTTGGGGTGGCCTCTTCAAAGAGGAGATGTTTCAGTGAGTTTTCAATTCTACTTTTTAATGCGTCATCACTGGAATCTAGCCTGATGGTCAACTCAATGGGATGAGAAGTGCATGCACTGACTTGAACCTGAGCAAGAATGGGTTTTGACTCCTCTAAGTGAGCGCGTACTTGAGCTAACATGGCCTCATTAGGCAGTGGTGCTTCCACATTGTTTGTGATGCATAGGATGGTCAGGTGACCTGGATGTGGAATATGAGAAAACACCCAGGCATTTTTTACGCCTGGTACTTCTAAGGTCCACTGGATGAAATCCTGCTTCGTACCTCCTCGAATGGGTCGGCGCAACCTCATGAGAAGGCGCGCTAAGAGCGCTTCATGGGTTTCAAGTGCAAATCCGTTTTGAATGAGTTTTGATGTAGCCTGCGTCACACCTGGGGTCGGGTTCGCCAACGTCAAAGCGGTGCCTAAAGAAGTATTGCCTATCCTACCTTCTTGCTTGCACTGAGTTTGGATTTCGCATCCTACATCAGTGATTTCACCTGGATTTTGAGTCTCAAAGAGTACACCATCTTCTCGAGTCAGCTGCGTGCCTACAGGTACTACAGTGCCTACCGTGCCTTCGAATAAGACCATCCCTGACGCACGGGTTGCAGGTTTTCGCGTCATGCCGCGAGCAAGAGCCATGCGCACCAAAGACTCAGTGTCGCAAGTGTCTGGAAATATTTGTTTTGCAATGTAATCCAAATGTCCATGCAGCATGTGGGAGGTGCCTGCAATGACTTGGGATAAAACATAGGGGATACTGCGGACTTTCAGGGGTTTGCCGTCATTGTAAATTCTGACAAAATCGGCTTGCACACGCTGCGAAATTTCTTGAAGTGTAGGTCTTTGAAAAGGCACTTAGGTTACCTCCAAGTTTAAGTTGAAATCGGGATTCACTTTGAGCTTGATTGCAATTTCAATTAAAATCCCTTTGGGAATTGAGCTTGCCTTGACATCGATTTCAGATGCCCGGCCGTCTTGGACTAAAAACATCAGCGCTTCTTTAGTGTAGAGTGTGGCAAGTTCCAAGGTTTCTGGAATGACTTTCGCTCGCCTCAAACACCACAACTTGGATCCAAACGGGTTTTGTGAAAGGCAATTTGCCCACCAGGGAGTGACGAATCGTAAAGTCTCTTGAATAGGTTCGTCGGTCAAAAGGCTAATCAGTACTTCCTCACGTAGTGAGTGGTCTGAGTGCTCAGCAAGACTTTCGAATGGAAATAGCCTACTCATGACTGAAACGTCCTTAGTTTCTGAGCGATTTGCATCAATGGCGCCTGATTGAGTATCAGGCCACCACTTGGGCTTGTGGTGATTTGACTGACTTGATCTGCAAGATCGGTCAGTACGCAGATGAGATCCAGTGTCCCGTTTGAGATTGTAATTTTTCCGCCTTGTTTGAGTTCAATTTTTGAGTCTGATGCGTTATACATTGCAGACTCTCCTTCTTTTAATCCCGTGACGCGCTTGCCTGCATGGTCGCAAGCGAGTGCGATGGGTAGATCGGGATTGCCACCTAGGAACAGGCAGAGGGCTTCTGAGTTTTTAGGTGGATGGGAGGTAAACCCAAAGTTTTGAATGCGACTGACCTTGTTTCTTGCATTGCCTTCTCCAAAACTGATTTGAAGCTTTTGAAACTCGCCTGAGTCATCCACTTGGTGTACTTTCCCACGCATGACCAGTTGCATGATTTTCGATTGAAGTTTGCGTAGGACTGAAGCTACGAAGGAAATTTGGTTCACCTAGGAAGCTCTCCTTTTCCCATGAGATTCAAATAGGGATTTGATTTAAATTTTGCAGTCGGATCAAACGCAAGAGCAGATGGGGATTGAAGCTCAAGTAACGTGCGACTTCCCTGAGTTTCGTCGAGTGTAAATTCCACCGATGTAATGAGTAGGGGCTGTTGATCAGTGAATTTCGAATGGACGCACACGCTATCGCCCACACTCCAAGGCTTGCCTGTCTTGGTTTTAAATCCTTGCACTAATGCTTGAATTTTGGTGGATTTTGCCAGTCGTATATTGAGTTCATACTGGGCGCGCATATCTGCTGCGGCTTTTGTTGCAAGGCCTTCTGCTGGAAGGATTAAGCTTCGATTACGCTCAAAAGTAGGGTCTTTTGCAGACCCCCAAATAATGAAATCTGATCCCATTTTCGAGCCTAGTTCCGGCGGCAGTTGAGACCACACATGAATGGTTTGATATCTGGCGCTAAAATCTTGCCCTAACGTCAAATCCAAAATTGCACTTTCATCAAGCACTATAGGCGCAGTGCTTGATTCAAATTTGCGGATGACGAGATGACCGTCGGGATGGGTGGTGAGGAACACGCCACGTAAAGTTGCAGCGCGCTCCAAACACTCAAATACGCTTTCGCCTTGAGAAATACTCCATGACGAAAACTTGTCACCTGTATCGGTTTGGTTCTCTAGGTTTATTTTATGAGGTGAAAGAAGATCTGAAGCAATATCTTCTAACTTGGCGTCATTCCAAGTAGAACTTTTCGCTTGAGCCGACGAATCAATCAGATCTGCGGTTTTATCGCGTCCGGAGACGCTGACTTGGGTTTGTGTGGCGTTTCGTTGCATGGAAACAGAATCGATGTAGCCTGTAAGAAGCAACGTGTCTGCAAAATGAACAGAGCACTGCACGCCTGCTTCAATGGGGAAAGAGTCTTTTTTTGTAGGCACAATGCTTGCTGAAAGTTGAAATTCACGAGCCAAGGTGTAAATCGAGCTTCGAATGCAGATATTCTTCCAGTACTCAAATTTTAAGCCACCGACGCTCAAGGTGATTTGCTTGCGTGGTTGACTAAGCAGGTTCATACAACACCTCACCCCTTGAAATCAAACAAGGGTTTGAAACGCTATTCAAGGCTAAAAGCGTGCTTTCGGATTCAAGAGGTAGCCCCAACTGTGCGCATAGCACTAGCGACGGCGTGGGTTCAGATATGTAGTGGGTGCGCACTTGGATTTGATCCTGAAAAAAGCGCGCAAGCTGCGCCCGTAAGTCTTGGGCTTGGCCGTACAGGTTGTCATCAGAAAGCGTTGGCATGGCGTGTTCTAAAACTTCAAATAGCTGGTGTGCGTCTTCCCCCGTTGTATTTTCTAAACGTCCTTGCGCAAGAGTGGCGACGAGAAGTACGGATAGCGCAGAGCTTAGTTCGCTTGGTCTGTTTTGAGTCAATGTTGGGGCCATCAGTCCAAAGGTTTTGACAGCCGCCGTTTTTTGTCCGTCAAAAAGTAGGGAAAATAGATTGCCAAGTGACCTCATGCATCGTTGCGGTTGTAAACTTAAATTCGTCAAATCGTTTTTGATGCGGATGATGGCAGATTGCAACCTAGTTGACGCCTCGTGCACGGCAAACACTGGGCCCATTGCGCTTTCAAGAAGTTCTACGCTACTGCCTAATGTTGCTGCAAAGTCTTGGGCCTGATCAGCAATGGTCCCAATCGCCTCAAATGCGCCTTGAATGGCTTGAAAAGCAACACTATCTTTTAAGAATCCTGGAATGAGAGATGATTCAAGCTCTGACTCTGATTCTACAAATGAAAGGGTGAAATAAATAATCCCCCGTTCAAGAGCTGATTCTGAGACCCGAAACCCGGTGCAAACCACTGTTTTCTTACCGTAGTGCGGATGGATGAGATCCCCTGAGCCTTCGGCCTCGCAAGCAGTCAATAATCTATCACGCTCGGATCGACAGAGTCTCCCTGAGACAAAGCCATTGACTAAAAACACCTTTTTTTGTCGTCCAAGATCCTCGGCAAAGCATTGCGAGGAATGAGGATACTCATGAATCGCAACGCGTCTGCCACATTCGAGTTCGTGGGATTCAATGGAAAAGGTCACGTCGCGAAAACTTGCACGCTTCAGATCCGCTTTCATCATAGGGTGGCCCCAAGAAAGCTCAGTCCTCGGTTGACTTCAGTCTGCACTCTCCCCTTTTGCTCCCTGACGCGCATCCCAGCAGGAGCATTTTCAAAGCGCACTGTGACTTTTGCGTCCGTGTCGGTGCCCTCGTTCTTAGAGACATTGGGGCGGTTCGATTGCGCCGCTGATGAAAGTTTGGCTAAATCCATGGGGCCACGCTGCAGGGCAATGGACGGAACACGAGGTAAAGCAAGACTTGCTGAGTCCAGGGGAGAAATTTGTAATTTTCTTTTTTCACTTAAATATTCATCCAGTCCTAACGCTGCCCAGTCGGTGTGGATGAAAGCCTTTCCGATGGTTTTAATGAGAGTGAGAATTCTACCTAAGAATTCTAGTGGGGATGAAAAGGTGTTTTCGAAAAGCTGCCTAAAGCTTTCAAACTTCTCACAGACAAACTGGGTGACACGCACCAGACGGTAAAGCGCAAGGCAAATGAGTATGACCGGGTTGGTGGCAAGAGTCATGAAGCATCGAGACAAAACAGAGGCAAGCAGGATGAGGGTTGGAATTCCGTAGGAAGCAAGCAGTCCTATGAACTTGCCGAACGATCCCACAAGTTGAATGACTGAAATGGCGGTGGCTAAGGCCTTAAGTCCAATGAAGCCAATGAGAATGTTTGAGATTCCTACTTTTTGATTGATCCACTGAAGAACACTTGCGAGCGAGGAAAAGGTGTCTGATAGACATGTAAGTGCAATCCGCCCTTGCTGAAGCGCTTCTGGTAACCCTTGCGAGAAATTGACAAAGAACTGTTTTAGTTCCTCTTTGTTTCCAATCACATAGGTGTTTAACTTCGAAAACACTTCAGTGATTAGGGGCAAAACCACGGACCCTAGCGCGTTTCGGAGGCGCTCTAGCAGATTTAAAAATGTGCCTAGACTTGCTTGATACTTGGCACTTAGGGCGATTTCCTTGGGTCCAATCGCAAACGGCATGCTTTGAGCTTGGATGAGATTCGCCTGAATTCCTTTGCGTCCTTGATTCAGAAGTGGAAGAACTGCAGAGCCACCTAGCAACTGGTTTGCAAACTCCGTTTTTAAAGGCGCGTTTTTCATGGCTGAAAGCTTGGAGGATAGTTCTAAAAATAATTGATCGGTGGATTTCACTTGCTTTCCGTCCATTGGATTCATGCGTAGTGCCTGAAAAATGTTAGATGAGTCCCCTACTCCCATGGACGCTTGCACTGAAGCGCGTGACAAGTTTGTAAGCGAAGAAGCAAGATCTTCGTTTGAAACCCCGGCTTTGCTAGCTGCAAACTGGAAGGCTTGAATCTGATCAATTCCTAGCCCAAGAGACTGCGAAAGATTTTGAAGCCGGCTTGCTTCACTTGAGGCGTGACTGAGTAGCGCTTTGAAACCAAAACCCACGCCTGAAATGACAAGCCCCGGAGCCGTAAGTGTCAGAAGTAGTCTTTTGACTGAGCTTTGGGCGTTGACCGCTGATTGTCCAATTTTTACAAACTGCTCAGAGATTCGTGGCAAGCCACTAACACGTGAAAGTTTTGTAAGATGGTGTGAAAATAGCGTAAGCGAATGATGGGCTTTAGGTAGAAAATGGCGAGATTGTGCCTTGGAGATACTTCCAGTCCAGGCCCGCATCTTTTGGTTGATCGCCATCATCGGGCGACTGACCTGGTCAATGGCTTCGATGGCTACCTTAAGCCTATGTTGTTTGCTCATGCGTCATTCTCCTTTCTGCTTGTTCTAACCAAAATAACAGCTCCCACGCCTGCATATTCCAAAGATGATCCGGTTGAAAGTGGAAGGCTCTCGCAAGCACGCCTAGGATGTCTTTCCAGTTGGTGGGGAACTCTGCGTAAAATTTGCTAGAGCCCCTACCACAGCCCACGTATCGTTGAAAGATAGCTCGTCAATGATGGCCGGAAACACATCTGAAAGATGTTTGGCTAGATCTAAAAAATCTCCCACGCACGGACTCAAACTCAGCTTTCTTAAGTCGCGCGCTACTGGGCGTCTGAGTGTGATTTGTGTCACTTTTTCATCAGCAAAAGTAATGGGCACCTCAAGCTCAATAGTCGTGCTATTTTCTATGTTCATTTTTGTCATCGACGAATCTCCTCTGCGTTTTTACCTTCAAATTTAATCGTGATATTGCCCTCTTCGCTATGACCTGCGCCGTCTCCGGCATAATAGGCATTGCGAAGCACGATTGTTTTTCCAATGGCTAGATCAAGAGTGATTGTAGAGCCGTCCATCTGAGTGAGACGCTGCAGATCTAGCTCTAGATCATCGGTCAATTCCCCCTCAATGGACGCCGGCTGTGGCACCTCTTTATAACCATGCAGTCCATCTGAACCGATGATGGCTTCGCGCTTTGGGGTTCCTAGGTTGTAGGTAAAATTGCCCTTAGCTAGGTGCATGACACCATCGATTTTAAATGCCACGAGTCCTGCTCTTTTATTTTGAATGGGCATCTATAGATCTCCTCTTAGAATAGACCGCTAGAATAAAAACGACACCTGAGCGCCAATGATGGTCAGTTGATTGACCAGTTGTGGAGTTAGGCTAAAATCCAGCCTGCAGGGGTTGACGTTGTTTAACTCCACGTTCAGATCGTTTTTAAATTGGTCAATGTTTTGAACCAGCCCTAAATCTTCCCATTGTCTAAAAAGCGCAATGCATTCAGCTTTGGCTAAACTTGGCGTCATGATTGCCTGTCCCGCCTGTGTTTTTATATGATCTGAGGCCAGTTTGTGACGCGGGTACTTACGCCCAAAATAACTTCGGAATGAGTAGCGAAGGTAAGATAAGGTCAGTAGCGTATTAACCGAAGTAAACGAGGTGCTATCTTCCCCGCTTGCGTCTTTTTTGTAAGTAGAATTGAGTTGCTCAATGCGTGCTTTCCCATCTATACCTACCGTGTAAGTGGAGCCTCCTTTTTCAAGCAGCTGCTCGCGCTCGGAAAAGGTGAGTCTTGCAGTTGCTGGCGGTGCTGTCACATTTTGAATCTCCAGTGTTCGAAACGGACGCGCCGGATCGATTGCGCCATGAAAGCACACGGTTGCTGCAACAGATGCAGCCCAGATTTCAGGATCAGTTGCACTTGCGTGAGTACAAAGAAGAGAAACGTGTGGGGAGTTTCGGCCTTCCAAAAGAGTGATCATGTCGGCATGCGTTTTCTTCACACCCACAAACGCAAACCCCTCAATCTGACGATCTGGTCTAAATCTTTGAGCAAGAAACTTTTCTAGGCGCTCCAGTTCTTCTGGATTCAAATACGGACAGGCAATGACGTGGTACTGCTCGTCTTTTAATGCTACAAGTAGATCTTCACACGAGGCGTTCCCATCTCCAGTGCTAGGCGAAAGTGCAACAGCAAACGTCCGATTACTTGGATAAGCGCTGAGCGCAGTACCAATCATTCGAGTAAGCTGCGAGTTTTCACCAAAGCAGCCCTTTGCCTGTGCAATGCCAGTCATTTGAATCGGAACTAGGGGCGCCTGAGTTCCTCCACTTTTTTCTCCAATCAGAAGTAACCGATATTCCTGACTTGCTAGCCTAGATCCGGCACGCGAGCCGTCAAACTCTAAATAGGTAAACGGAACTCGCTGACTGGCTTGAATCTCATTAAATGCTATCGGCATCAGTCCTCCTTGCAGTGCTCACCATCAGGCAACCAGCCATTCAGATAAATAGATGGCTTCATAGGTGATTCGAAGGGATCCTATGAGTGTTTCACCCTGAGTTGAGTATTGAACCTGGGTGGATCTAGGTTGCAGGGTCATCAGATCAAGTTTCAGCGGATCGAACTCCGATAAGAGACTGTCAATCTGGCGAGCGCGTTCATCTAAAAGATCATCGAGATTTTCCAATCCTCCTAAAATGATCTCAAACACCACATCTAGAGTATTTTTCATGACCTTTGGGGTGTCTGAAAAGAGAATATGATTTTCCTGATCTGTGTAAACACATACACATGGAAGATCTGAAGTTTGAAGAACAAGGCGTCTACCGCAGTGCACTTCAATTCCTTCCAGATTCTCACGCAGATAGTCGGTAAGCGTTTGCCGAATGCGGGTGCGATTATGCATGAAGCGAATCCCTCATGACTAAAAGCCTGCAACTGCCCATCAGATCGGCTTTCACGTCAACGATCTTGTAACGCTCCCCTGCGATGATGAAGAGTTGACCTACTTTAGGTGTAACCAACGAGTCTTTCAAACTCAGATCTACGACCAGATGCTGAGTTGAGATGATTGGTTTACTGAGCCCGTCAATCTCGATGTCATGTAAGTTGATCAGGGCCTGATGCAGGATTTCACTGTGCGGAGCCAGGCGTTTTCATGTGAGCGGAGCCACCTGTTTGTGCCTGAATTTTTGTTAACTGAACTC